ACAGCACTTCCTCTTCATGTATCCTGCCATATTATTCCTTCTTTCTACTGAACTTTGGTTGTGGAAGCATTAGACCAGTAATACCTGTCAACGCTCCAAAGAGAATCCCCCCATACGGAATGCTGTTAGACGCTGTGGAAGCGGTGTCAAGACCGACAGAGACAATCTGGTGGATCGTCGCATAGGTTTGTTCTCCTTCGGCAATGGACTCGTCAAGTCGCTTGGTGTTTGACTCAACATAAAAGATCCAATCCTCACGGACATCTTCTACCTCCTTGAGCGTAACTGGAGGTTCTACCTTTGTTGCTGCGATCACATCAGGTGGAACATCTACTTTCACAAATGATCTTAAGTCACATGCTTGTAGTGTGAGCATGATTCCAACGGCAATAAGTGATACGAAGAATATGATCTTATGTTCCTTTTTCATTGTTTTCCTGCTTTCGTAGTCTGTTGTCAATGTCCTTGACTTCAACTTCAATACGGTCAAGGCGAGAGGAAGTTGCTTGAAGAAGTGCTTCAATACGAGCAACAGTAATCTTGATGTCATTGATATAACTTGAGATCTTCCATCCCAAACTCCATATTGTAGCAATCACTCCTATTGCTGCGGCGAGTATGCTGATATCCATGAATGCTCCTTATACGACGACTAGAGCAACTGCAATATGATTGATACCTCCAGCACCTGTTGTCGCAACAAATGGATTGGTTGTGAAGTTATAGACTGCACCACCAGCAGTTGAAGTGATATTGGTGTGGTAGATCATACCTGTAGTTGCAAGGTTGAAAGAATATGGTCTAAATGAGGTGGGTGAAAGTCCACGGTATACCGCAGATAGACCACCAATACTTTGGTAACGAGCACCTACCCAGTAGGTATTTCCCTTTGTAAGCAATAGACTTGCTCCAAATGAGAAGGATACCGTAGTGGATGATGCTGTTGTTGCAAGCACTCCACTTTGATACAGAGGAGCACCTATAGGATGTCCAGTATTGGGATCTGATGCATAGATGCAAAGTTCAATACCTGTTTGTGCAGCACCTGTGACAACATATGCTTCCAGACCATTTATGTTAATATCATATCCAACTGTAATTGGAGCAATGCGTAAGGTGTTATGCACACCTGTTGCAGTAAATGATGCAAACCCTGTTGCGGTAAGTGCTGCTGCTACCCAGCGAGCACCTGCTATTGGTTTGATCCAAGGGTCAATTGCTTGCTCGGGAACGATTGTCAGGGGATCCAACTGATTCCATACACCGCTGGTATGACTCCATTGCATCACCTTGCCATTCCATTGTGTGGATGGAACAGGTTGAATGCCAGCAACACCGTGAGTATGGTTTGGAGAAGCACAGATCTGTGATGCAGCATAATCTATCCATACGGATCCACCACCACCACCTGATTTTGCAAGAATATAGGTGTCAGTTACAACACCATTATTTGCAATATAGCAGTCTGCAAGATCGGTGAGAAACATGTTAGATGTCTTCTCGGCAGCAATACCAGCATGGACAAACAATGCACCATTATTTGCATTTACTCTTGCACAATGGGCAATTCTCTGCAATACAGGTTGTGTAACTGGTCCTTGTCCACCACCGCTGATCTTTGGTGGTTCTGTAATGGTAAGACCATAGTTCTTGGTAAGTGCAATATTACCTGAAATATTGGAGACATATACATCTCCGTGAACATACCAACCTGATGTATCTAGATTCTCAAGTAGACCATTTGAGATGACATTTCCAACTTCATTTTGCTGTAGATCCTGTTCAAGCAGACCTACTGCTGCCATTGTCTGGTAATCATCGCAATATGCTTGTTCAACTTCCACAATGGATGTAGAACCAACTTCACCGCTGATGTATACAGGTGTTCCCTTGCGTAGAAGACCACCTGATGTATTCTTTCCTTGAAACCTGACGATACCATCGCTGCTTTCAGATCCTCCACCACCAGAGGGACTGACGGTCAATGCTATAGGAGCAGGTTGAACTACAGACAGCGATATTGGTGATCCTTCAATCACCGTGATATTTATTGCTTTAGGTGGTGTGATTGTAAGTTCAATGCTCATTCAGATACTCACTTGTGGTTGAACCGATGCGGTTCCTGTAAGCAATGTCAGGGAATTAGCACCAGACACGACTTGATAATCGTAGTAGTAGATTACAGTTGCATCCAATGCTGCTGTCTGGACTGATGTGATGGTAGCATTTACGGTTGTCTTGAGTGTATTGGAATCATATACAGCAGTAATTGCTGCACCTGAAATGCTCAATGCAGCAGATGCTGCCTCCAAGGTGGTAGCAAACTCCATCTTGTGAGTATATGCACTATAGTTTCCGTCAATGGTGAACTGGAGAACATAGTTGTCTCCCTGATAGAATTGAATGTTGTATGATGCTGGCATATTGTTCCTTTTAGCAGTTACCTGTGATTGCCTGTGTGTTGATGATCAGATAATACCCTCTACCCTCGTCCAATCTCTGTGCAACGGCAAACACCGCTGTGCCGATTGGAATCTGAACTGGAAGCAATGATGTGTTGGCAAAGTCGGTTGCAGGAACACCATATCCATATTTCTTGGTGACTCCTGCTGCCCAAATGTCATTGCTCATCTCGCTGATGCTGTATGCTTCATATCCCGTTGTGGGAGCAAATTCACGAATATAGGGTCTGTTATACCCTGGCGTAGTAGCACTTCCACCACCCGCACCCGCAGTCTGATCTACCTGTGCTGGTTTAATCTCATACTTCCAACGATAGGTTGAACCAGACATTGCAGTAGCACCTGTGATGATGAATATTCCCATATCCATGAGAGGAAGGGAACTTTGAGAATTAAATGCTCTTTCAAGATCTCCTGCTTTACGACGAGAGTTATTGTAAAATCCTGCACTACTCATGGTTCCCAATATCCTCTCTCAACGATCAACTTGAGGTCTGGTTCGGTGCTGAAGATGTTGTTAAAGTTTGCACCTGTTCTAGTGCTTCTCTTCCAATCCACTCGTTCAAAGTTTAGGGTAGATCCATTGAACTTTGGTTCACCGTCTGCAAATGATGTAACGACTTGATCATGGAATGAGAATCCATCCCATAGGAATTCAAATACTACCTCGTAATATTCTCCTTCAAGTTTCAACATGCTTACACCTTCGCAGATGATAGTCCCAGGGTCAAACTTGAAGAACTTATCTCCTGTGGTAGCATGGATCTTGCCAATGTATGTGCTTACGACATCCCATTGATCAACCATCTTGGCAACAGTTGCATCACGAACAATACGGAGTTTGACTCTTACCTGTGGAACGACTGTATCAAGTCCATTTGCCCAATCGGAGACTGTGGTTCCACCAATGTTTGCAGATGTAGTATCAACTGGAGCAAATGGTGTTGTGCCAATTGTAGGTGGTGCAGTTGTCCAACCTGTGTTATAGACTTTGGTTGAACGAAGAGATGCTTGATATTCAATTGATGCTGGTAGGAAGTTCTTGATTGGATTTGGATTGGGAATGCTCTGTCCAAATGCGGTAATTGTCTTTGGGTCAGTTGCTGCTAGGCAACTCCAGTTTACCGTTACTCTTACTCTACCTGTAGTATCTATAGTCTCAAAATCAATTGTTCTGACACGGCAAAGACCCTGCCACATACCACGGGCAGATGATGCATCCCAATCTTCATAAAGATCACCTACTGCGGGAATTGCTCCCTCAACGATCATTCTGTTTAGATCGTCACCATTGTAGTTAACGACAGCATCATCCAATCTACGGATAATGTATACCTGAATGATCTCCTGTGATCCACCTAGATCGTTATAGCGTTCAGAAGACGATACGAACCATCTCTCATAAGATGTAGTTGTGACTGACGATGACCAGATGCTTGCTGGCATAATTCCTCCTAGTTGAACAATCTCTTAAACTGATTACCGATTTCGTTTACCATGCTACCCAATACAAAGTTGGTATGGTCTGCCAATGCACCATGAACAGCAGGATGAGCACCTGGCGCCATTTGCATTGCAGCACCATATGCGGGATTTGTTGTTACAGCACCAAGGAACTCACCTAAAGTTTGTCTAGCATCTCCATAAAAATTACCAACGGTATCAGCAAGTGTTGCTCCACCCCCTGCTGCTCTTTCAGCACCTACATCAAATGCTTGACCGAACCCCATGAATTGACCTCTAGATGCTTCTGCCTTGGTTTTCATAGCAGCAAGAGCAGTATAGTTTTGTGTTCCTGCAAATTGTGAAATAGGAGAAGCATTTCGTCTTTGTCTTTCTATTGGATCAATATGTCGTAGTGCTGCATATCCAGTAGCAATTCCCAAAGCAGCACCAATTACACCACCACTTGCAGGCATATCTCCAAGCATTCTTGGTCCCGCAATTCTATTAGAAATAGTGGTTGCGGTTGTTCCATAAACATTTGCTTTGTCTCTGATTCCTTTCCAGAAATCATATCCTTGTTGATTGATCAATCTTTCTGGATTACTTTTACGCATCCATTTATCTCTCCAAGGCATACCTCTTTCTGCTTCTTTTAATGCTGCATTTCTAGAAGCAAAGTATGTTTGTCTCTGTGTAGCATAATCAGAAACTCTTTGAAACATTCCTCCAATAATACTTTGAGTTCTATATGCTCGTTGTTCTGCGTATGAAAGTTTGGCAATATTTGCACTACGACCTATTCTTGCCCCACTTGCAATTTCTTGTGTTCTATTTGCAGCAGCAGCACCAAATGCTGCTCCCATTGCCGCACCAGCAGCACCACCGAATCCATCACCGACACCGAATGGAACAATACCAGCACTATGACCAGGCGCAATACCGCCACCGATACCACCGCTGCCCCTTACTCGGGACATCTTGGATTTGATCTGATTAATGCCTCTGTCAACACCTGATGTGTCAATTACGGCAGGAATAACAAGTGCTGATAGTTTTGCCATTACTGTGTTCCTTTAACTGCTGAATTAATTGATTCTATAATATACGCTGGTAGTTGCGGCAAAGTCTGTGCAGCAGCACGCTCAATGAACTTGGTTTGGTAGATCTTGGTTCCACCCTGTCCACGCAATCCAAGTCTCCAATCCTTTCCTTTACGACCTGATTTACGACCCTTGGGGTAGGGTGTCCATCCATCGTTATACCATCTTGCCTTGGTTGCTGCCCAGTAGGAGTCAAATCCACCTTCTCCCAATTTCTTTCCTGACTCAATACCAACACCGATCCAAATACCACGATTCTTTCGTAGTGTCTTGACTTTCATCTTTACATGCTTCTTGAGATCCTTTTCATTCCATGTAATGTTGCTTCGGACTGCTGCTATGGTCATTTTACCCCATTTACGAGCACCATCCCGAATGATCTTTTTCTTCATCTTGATATCAAAGTCCTTGATGGACTTTTGGATTTCCTTGATGCTCTGATCGCTTATTTGCCATGAGAATTTCATGTATTTCCTTTAGATCCAGTTGATCTTGATTGAGTATCATGTTTATCCACACAACACTTTGTTCTTCAAGAGGGAGTTGAGTGTAGGAAGCGGCGGTGAGTAGAACCGTCCTCACCGCCTTTGTTAGTTTTTTCCTTCACCGTAAAGTTTCTCAACTTCTCTAGCAACTTCTTCTACAAGTGCTACATCGCATTGCAAGACTTCTTCAATTGAAAGGAATACCTTTCCATTCTCATCTATCAGATGGTTGAAAACCAACCATGCTCCAAATGTGTTTGGACGATCCTTGGATTCCTCCATTGCTGCAAGTAGATCAAGTGTAGATGGTCTACGGATTAGAATATCCAATCCTGAAGCAGTCTTTGTCTGATGCGATTTAAGTTTAAGTGCGTCTTTAATACTCATTCTTCCTCCTATGTTCTATTAAGTTGGGGTTGTCTCTGCGGTTCCTGTATCTGCTTGATCACCAGTAGTGTTGGTGGTGAATGTCATTGGTCCAATTACTTGGCAAGAAAATGATCCACGAACAACATCTGCTGAAGTTGTCACGACATCAAATGAGGTGACGATGCAGTTGCCGCTAATGCTTTGAACTGCTCCAGCAACATTCTTAAGTGTAATTACGAATCCCTTTGGTCTGCTTGTTCCAGATGCAGGATTCAAGATGTCCCCAACCAACTTGGTGTGGTCTGCAATGTCAAAGAAGACATCCAGAGTGAATGCTGACGATGCTACACCGTCAATAAAGTAGGTGTTCCATGCTCCGATGCTTGTGACATCAAGTGGTGCTCTTTGAAGTGAGAATGCTACTGATCCAACTGCCTTAATTGTAGTTTGATCAAATGTGAATGCCGATAGTGCTGATGAGTATGCCATGTGTTATGGTTCCTTGTAGAAGATGTCTGAAATTATCTGTGCCATGTGTGGATTGGTTTCCTCACCATCTCCACTCTCTGGTTCCTGAAGAATAATGTTATCGCTGTTGATCACAGCACTAAATTCAAATGAACTATATGTTCCCGAAACAAGAGATGATTTGATGGCATCTGCTAGTTCCTGTGCTGATTGTGACTCTGGCGAATAACAATTAAACTCAACTCTTGCCTTCTTTAATGGATCTGCTCCTACAGTCAATGTCTCGTTTTCTGTGATGAGAAATGTTACTGCTGGAAATGTTCCATTCTGATTTCTTGTGCCGTAGGTGATGTTTGCATCATCTACAGCAACGGTTGTTTGAATCATTACTTTGATTGCTGCTGGTAGTGAGATTGCTGGCATTAGATTACTTCCTCTACTGTTATTGTCGCAAGACGATCTCTTTCACCTTCATTGCGAATTCCCATTATATTGAATGTCCTGCCTCTGATGATCAATCTATCAGTTGGTAGCAATCCTTCTGCCTTAATTGCATCCCAACGAGCAAGGCAATCAAATGAGTTTCCAAGAGCAGGACCACCAGCATAGACCATTTCCGTGGATCCTGTGTCCCGCAGATCGCATCTGAAGGTTCCAACAGTAGTTGAAAAGTCCTTCTGCTTCTTGCCAGTATTGTCTACCTGTGATTCTCTCTTGATTGTTGCTGTAAAACGAAGTCTTCCACCTGATATCAAGTTAACACCCCCTTGATTCTCATGTTGTCAAGAATGAACATGGCAGATAGTGGAACAACGGATAGAGTAATTGGTGCAGTTGCTTCAGGATTGTTATACCAAGCACCTACAAGTCCTATTACAAGTTGTTCAATCTCTGCTGGCAATACGGAATACCCAGTTGTGTATGTGATTGCAATTTGTGTGTTTTCCTTGATCTGTGGATAGTCGCTGAAGTTGATGTAGACAGATGGTTCCTGTTCTAGATCTAGAAAATATCCAGTTGCTGGCATGGTTGTCTCTACATTGCTTGTATTGTAGTATTTAACCGTGCTGATGGAGATAAAAGGATAGGTGTTGATTCTTGTTCGCATCCAATACGAGATGTATTGTGTCTTTGACTTTGCTGTGAGACTCACACCTGTGTAATCGGAGATGAATGAGATTGCAGCGTCACGAAGACGAAGCAACTCTTGATCATCCGTGATGTAATCAACCTTAAGTGCTTTCTTGATAGTGGATAGTGCAACGCTCATGGTGCTCCTTGGTATGTGTAAAAGGTTCGGGGGGTTTTACCCCCCCTCACCCAGAAAAGAGGAAGAAAATTATGAGGCAGAGTTGCCGAGAACCGAGAATGCTTCTTGGACTGTGATCTTGGAATCAAGTCTGCTGTAAGCATACATGTTGGTGATTGCCTTGGCAGCATCAACATATGGATCAACGAGCATGTTCATACCGCTACGGTCAAAGATCTCAAAACCATGTCCGAAGTCACCGAAGGTTGCAAAGCACTTGCTTGCACCAGCACCAGTATTGTAGAATGGAGAGACATATACAGGACGACCGAGGAGAACGCCGAGATTACCAGCATCACGGAGATCACCTGTTTCGGTGAGTTTGTAGATGTATTCATTGCTACCTGAAGTTGCAGTCTTGATCTTGCGGATTGTTTTCATTGCAGCATCGCTCATCAACCATGAACCGTTTGCACGGTATTGAGGAGCAACAGCAAAGTAGGTGTCAACGATATTGTCACCAGTAATGCTTGCAGCAGTTCCTGTAGTTCCTGTGAGAAGAATACGGTTTGCAGCAGCGAAGTCTGTGGTGAGGTATCCGACACCCTGTGGTTGTCCAGAACCAGTTCCGTTGCAGAAGTAGTCTTCATGTGATCTTGCCATTGAGGTAGCAACCTTGCTGGCAATGTAATCCATGATACCACCAATGCCACCGTTACCTGAAAGAGCATCCTCAAGGAATTCGTTGGTAACGGAAACCTTGGTTTGGAACTTATAGGGGAAGACGGTGATGAGTGAACCGAATGTTGGATCGGTTGGAGTTGCCATTGCAGCGTTTTCAGCAACAAGTTCAGTTGTTGGGAGTGCTGCTTCAATGGTGATTCTCTTGGTTCCATCAATGGTTGTCACCTTGGCAATACGACGAACGACATTCTCTTGGTAGAGTTTCTGACGAATTACTTCATCAAAGTTTGAAGGAACAGCAGCAACAGGTTGATTGGCAAGAGTGTTCTTGATCATCAAACGGTTTTCAACTGGTGAACCATCAAAGTTCTCGTTCTGTAGAGCACGGAGTTCTTGATTGTTACCACCAGCAAGTGCCTTGATGAAACGACGACCCCAATCCTCCTTGCGATCACCGACAGTTCCCTTGCTTACGCCACGGGTGTCGTAGATTGGAGTATTGTCTTCACGGTCAAGTTTGGCACGGGTAGCAGAACGCTGAAGTTGTCCTTCAACAGCATCAATGTCTGCTTCAATCTTGGCACAACGCTCCTTGTATGCGGCATTTGCCTGTGCATCAAAGGAATTGGCATGATTGTTTGTTTCGTTTTCCCACTTGTCAATGGTGCTACGAAGTTCAGTTACGAGTTTATTACGCTTTTCAATGAGATTTTCCATGTTACTTTATTCTCCTGCGGAGTAGATTAATCCGCTTTTGTGTGATTTCTGACTGTGCATTTCGGAGTTGTGAGGATGTAGATGGATATGCGGCATCTACAACTACTGATATTTCAACGAGTTTTGCTTCGTTGACCTTCCTTTGTTTCTTATCAGGACTCCATGAATCACGGATGTTGTAGAATCCGAAACTCATTTCACCTGTTAGAATCTTACGATTAAGCAGTTCCTTGACATCTTTTGCTAGAGTTGTGTCTGGTAGGTCTGCTTCAAAACGAAGTCCCTTGTCATCTGTGAACAAACGAAGAGATCCGTTCTTTGTGCGAGCAAGAGGTTGTGAAGTGTCGTGGTTGTAATACAACTTTACATCTTCATCGGCATTGAGCGTGTTGTCAAATGCTCCTCTTGCGATCTGCTCGGTAAACACTCTACCGTGTTCAGCAATAGTCCGTGATTCAGCGTCCCAAATGACAGCATATCCTGTGAGAGTGTTACCCGATGCGGTTGTTTCATTTACTTTACGAGTTTCAAGTTGCATTTTGGATGTCTCCTTGTGCTACACCACCGCTTGTATCGGTTCCAAGGTTGGTTTGACCACCCCCTTGACCCATATTCTTTGCAACAATAAACTCATCTCCACCCTCAACGGCATCGTAATTCATCAATGCTCTTGCCTCGTTGCGGGTGATTATGCTTGCTTCAACACCTGTTCGGAGTGCTGCAAACAGTTCTGCAATCGGTGGTTTAGTGATTAGATCGGTGTCAAACATAGGTGACTCACCCAGTTTGAGCATAAATTCTGCCTTCCAAGACTCATACCAATGACTTAAGCACGAATCAAGGTAGGAACGAGTCATCCATTCTAGAGAACCATACACATTATTTGAAGTTTCTCCAAGGTATGCTGGTGGAACACCAAAGATACGGGAGACATCTGATATTGTATACTTTCTTGCTACTTCAATGTCTGTTGCAACGCTTGTGCTTGTAAGTTTTTCAATCTTCACATTCTCGGAGAAGATCATTGGTTTACCAGCATTCTTGCCTGTGTGGTTCTTAAGGTATTCCGTGAGAATTGCCTGTCTTCCTGCTGCATTCATTTGCGTTGGATGAATAATTGCAATATTTGGTAGACCACCCCCTGTTGCATTCTTTTCTGCGTTGTTCTCTTGGTTGATCCCAATGATGATTGCTGTTCGGCAAAGCATGATTGGACTATTTGCCCATAGACCCT